CAACATTCGAAAATATATATTCCATGCAAAGCACAGGACACAAAATAATCGAATTTTCGCCAACTCCAACTTGTCCAAGGTCCGAATCTCATCCTTAAACACCATCTCAACCGGGGGGACCACCGTCTTCTGATCAATCATCTGCTTGTGCAACCAATTCACCTTTTCAACAACTTCTTGGCTGAAAACATACAATTGCTTTTCATCCGAAAAATCAAACAAATCGTACTTGGTCTTGTAGCCGCAACGCTTCAGATAATACCCGCATGACGTCTTAAAATCAATCCTATCGATACCTAGCGCCGAATTGCCAAAAATAGCTTCTTCGAACGTGGTAGGGGATAAAGAAAACTTTCCCTTAACTACGTCGGCAGGGGCAGCCGTGTCGACATAATGCTTCGCTACAGCCCAAATTTCACTCTCAGTAAGATTACACGTCAAATTGACATTCTTAAAAGTATTAGTGAAAGAGGAGTGATACTCACCATCGACAACAACACTTGTCTTATTGGGAACACCATACGGAGCTTTAAGTAGAGGAGCCATATCGTCATAAAGAATCGTCTTCCGAAAATCTGAGACAAATTTCTGAGATGGCCCGGGCATTGTTCCTACTGCTTGAAGATAGGGCGACGGAACATTCCTTAACTCAGACTTAACAGATAATTCCTCAGTAACGCCAAATTCATCGAGCAACACCGTATTCTCGATGAAAGGAAGTGGATCAGCCGTCATCATTCTGTCAAACCATTCCTGTGAAAGGAGAGAGCAGCCAACTATCGATGAGGATATCAACGATCCTTCTTTACCAAAAGCTACAGCTCCGACGATGAACCAACCACCGTCTACCTTTCCTAAGACTGGAGTACTACACATGCCTTCTACCATCTCTTCTTTCCAGTAGAGACCGTGATACTTCTTCTTATCATAAGAAGCAAAAATCACCGGATGCGCATTTGCTCTCACTCCCGGAAAGTATTGAGTCTCAATACGTTCAATCTCTAACATG